TAAACCGCTGCGCGAATTCCTTTAAGATATCTACCGACTTCCATTGCCAGCCTGAACAAATCGGGTCGCCTGTAAGCCATTTACCATCTTCGTTTTTTTCGGGATGCACATAGATAGCATGCGGACCATCATACGCCGCGCTGCATCCGCTACCGAATGCGCTAGACATACCTTGCAGGATTACGCCTCTGCCTTCGCGTAGGCAATCCATAACCTCATCCCAGCCTTGCCCGCTGCGAATACTGAGGCTTTGCCCATAATGGTCCCATGCTGCCCGCATATCGTATAGGTCAGTACCTTCGGCGTTATCCGGGCAATTGTGGCGCATGTCGCCACCTTTTTTAACCTTCGCGCCTGCCGTATGAAAATCCATTGCCATTCCGCTTGACGCGCAAGTGCAATTGTAGCCTTCGCTATGTGGCGTAGTATGACCTTCCGTATTATCGCCATACTGCGAACGGAATGCAGGACGCTTAAAGCCTTTGGTAGCGCCTCCCGTATCGGTATCGCGCCATACGCCAATTGCGCGAATAATCGTAGGCGGCTCCCATTCCTCGAAACCCGGCGCATCCTTACGGACTATCCAATGGTAGATAATCCACGGCAGATGATAGAAACGACGGAAATTACGCCAATGGCGATTAGTCACGTAATCTACCCCTAGGAGGATGCACTACGCCTAGCAATAAAAGTACAACCACTAACCCTGACATTACGGCTACTATCGTTCGCTCTAGCGTAGGCGGGCTATCCGTCGTTACAAAAATGGCAATAAACATCATTAAATTTCCGGCAATGACAGCGCGCGCCATTTCCATTACAGCGGTATCGTTACATCTAACTTAAGGCGCGGTCGCCTGCTAGTCGTGCCAGCATTACGCGCCCAAAATTCTGTTGTGTACTTCTCTGCATCCTCGCCCGCAGAAAAGATACCGACGCCACGTTGCGCGCTTCCGCCATGCCATGAGCGCGCATGCCCGGTAATGTCAACATTAAGCGCCGCATTCTCGCCACCGGGTACGCTCACAGTCTTAACGTTTGTAGACGCGCAATTTGGACCCGGATATACCGTAGCATTTCCGCTACTCGGCGTTGACGCTGAACCTTCGTTCCATGACTCAGTAACGCGCTTAACTACGATTTTCGGAGCGCTACCAAAGGCTACGAATTCCTGCGTTGACGTATCCAATTCTAGTACGCACTTTTCCACGTCGATAACGTCGCTAAAATTGATATCGTCAAAGTCGATAAATACGCGATTACGCCAACCCTGATACGCGCCTACAGGTAATTCATTCTGTGCGCCTGCGCCGTACTTGCTGCCGGATGACGTAAGACTTACGCGAGTATCTTTAACCGCGTCGTAATATCTAGTGACTCGCTTTGTACCCGGTGGCGGCTCAATCGGTGGCTCAATCGGTGGCTCTGTTATTGGCTCCTGTAATGACCATTCGCTAGCGGGTATGTATCCGAGTAGCGATGCCGTCCAGCCTGTAGCAGTATCCACATTAATAACGCCACCGAGGATACGAATAGCCACGCTAAAAGGAGGATTAATAGTTTCCGCGTTAACGTGTAAAATCTCCGCGACGCCTGCATCAATTATCCCTCTTAATGCCTCAAATGTTTGAGGATAAAGCGTACCCGGAGTGTATTGCAAGGATGACCCTGCGCGGTCTGCAAGTACCGATGCTGCCCATGCGGCAGCCTGTGGCGTTAGGTTTTCTCGCTCTAGTAATGAGTCACCGAAAATCTGCGCTGCCTTAGCGTCACTAACGGTAACGGGTACGGTTGGCGCGGTTACGTCATAGGCAGTAACTTTAGTATAAATCGCCTGTAGCGACGACTGCGCCGCAATATCCGCAACCGGGATACCGTCTACACCGCCAGCCTGTAAGCCTCTGTCTACGGGCGTACCGAATGAGCGAAAGCGCAAGATACCTTCGCGGTCGAGCCATACCGCATACAACACATCAAACGCAGCGGTAATGATGTGCTGCCATGCGCTTACTGCATCTGCCGATATAGGCGCTACCGTAGGGTCCGGAGGGTCCGCAGGGTCAGCCTCGACCGCAATAATGTGCGCTAGCCCAACCTTGTTAATCAGGTATCGCGCGCGCGCGCGTAGCGTAGTCGGCATGGACGCATCTAGGTTTTGATTTGCCAGCATCCTTGCAGCAACGATTAACGACACGCCATCTGTACCGCGCAGATTGCCGCGACGTGACGATATGTTGTAATTAACTTCGTCAATCAATCCCAGCCTTACGGTAAAATCAGGCTGGCTAGGTTCAGCCAATATAAGCCGTATCGGCTGGCCCGGTCGAATTGACCCGATTAATTCACTAGTCGCATTTGACGGGTCAAGTTTGCGTTGCGGGTCATATGTATTTAACGTCCATGACCCGGCAGCAGGCGCGGTAACAACGCCTGCCGGGTCATCTGCTCCCCATGAAATCTGCGCCTGTAGCGACTCGGGCGTAACATCGCGCCATACGAATAGCGACCATACGCCTTCATCCCATAGCGCCTCATCCCAGCGCGCGCTACCCGGCGTAGGTCCGCGTAATTCGATACGAACATTACCCGCAGCACTCAGGGGAGGCAACATGTAAGTTACTTACCTTTGACCCGTCAACGCAAAAACGGAACTAACGCCATTCCGTCGCCCATAGTCTCGTAGCGCCTTCATAACCCGTGCCTCAATTACGGCAGGGTCGCCATAGATATTGATTTGCACTCCGCCGCTATTTTGCTGCGTTGTACCTTGCTGCGTAGCGCTCTTTCCTTGTGCGGCAGATGTGGCAGCAAATGGCAAAATATCAGGCAAATGATTTAGCGGGTTAAGGTCGATACTGCCTAGCAAGTCGATTAAGTCGCGTAGTGGCTTTAGTGCCTCGCCTACCGCTGCAATCATATCGCCTATCGCATTGGCAATATCAAGTAATGTTCCGATTACCGATTTACCAACAACAAAGAATGTTTTAAGTACGGCTACGATTGGAGGCAAAACCTTTACCGCAAGTTTGACGCCTTCCGTAATAATCGGTAGCAAAGCCTCTAACAAGTCCTGCATAATTGGGACTAGGCTTTTACCGATTTCCTCGCTCAATTCCGCGAAGGAGTCTTTTGTTTTAAAGGCTATCGCATCTGCGCTATTTGCGTACTCATCCGCTGCGCCTGCCGCTATGCGCGTTGCCTCTGCGATTGTATCCGCAGATGTAGCGCCAGCCTTCATACCCGGAATAAGGCGCTTTAGCGCTAAGTCCTGTCCAGCATGTGCCTTTGCTACGGCATCTGCCGCAGACTCTAGGCTAGTACCAGAAAGCCTCGCTAAGTCCTGCGCGGCAGCAAGTAGGGTTATTGCGCTCTCTGTGCTTCCCGTAGCCGTTGCAAGCGTTGTAAGCGCTTTCATCGTTTCTGTATCGGTGAAAGCCAATTGCTGCGATGCCGTTATTGCTGCCTCTGTGGCAGCGGTGCGCTTATCCGAGTCACTCGTAACAAGGCGCATCGCGCGCGCAAATTCTCTTTCTTCGGCAATGGCATTACTGCCTGCTATCGTCGCATCCGCAAGCGCTAACCCTAGCGTCGTAACGGCAGAAATAGCAAGCAATACGGGATGCGCCTTAAGCGTATTAAGCGCCATCCCGAATTTACCGACAGCGCCACCGGCGCTACCTAATGCGGTAGTTAGTCCTGACGCATTACCGTCAATAACTACCTCTAGCCTAGGAGGCACGCCTACGCCTGCTAGCGGGTCGCCTTACTGGACTTGGCTTATGTATTTCGACTACTGCGCTAACTTCGTTTAGCGTCATCCTTTTTGCTTCTTCGGGGGAAACCTTAGCGAGCGTCGCCACGCCCATAACCGCGCGGGCTTTACGACGCTCTGCCTCATCGTCGGGCTTATCGCCCTTAACTTCCAATTTATACGTGCATACTTCTGCATACGTTAAATCCGGCTCCCTACGCTTTGCTACAACCCATGCCATAGCATAAAGCAATTGTGCCTTTTGCTTTAACGTACCTTTTTCCATAAGGCGCTCAAAATCGCCAGCCTCGATACCGGAAACCTCGACAATATCGAGCGCTTCCAATAGCGTAATACTGGACGGGTGAATATCCGCAACGTTAATGATTACTGTACGGATTGGGCTTTCCGTCAGTAAATCACTAAGTATCAAATCCGGCTTGTCGGGCTGCGTCATTTATCGTTTCCTCATATCCTAATTCCAATGCCTCTGGATGCTGCTCCGCTGCGGTAGCGATAGCACGAGTCGGGCTAACCCATATACTCCCATATTCCTGAACGGTAGCATAATCCTGCTCGTTAGAAATATAGTCATCCTGCATGAAATAGGATGCCTGTAGCAGTCCGCTAAATGCTCTGGTATTAATGGCGATATACGGTATGAGCGCATCGCCCGCTGCGCGAGCGGCAGCCTGCTTATCGAAATCCTCGACTTCGTTAAACGCGGCTATTACTTCCGCTTGCCCTAATATCCGTACCGAAGTAAACGGCGGATTAGCCACCTAAATCCCTAGCGATGCCTCTGCATCTGCGGCTAGTGCGGCCGCGTCAAGTACCGGCTTTGCAACGAATGGCAGCGTAACCTCGAATTCGGCAAACGTCGAAACCTCACCGCCATACTGCACAGGAATTAGCGTAACTTGCCCGGTAACTTCTGGCGTATCTGCGCCTGCCGTAGCAGTCTTTCCATGTGCATTAAGCACAACATCGGCAACCTGTCCGGCATTATCCCACAGGAAACGCGCCAACCCGGTTGACGAATAATCCTGTCCTGCGCGCATGACTAGCGCGTATGTCTCAGGTTCCGTATTCGCTGCTACGTTACCGTCTAGCGTAGGATATTCGACTGTCTCGCCAGCCTCGACTTCGATATGTACATCTGCCGCGTCACCCTCAAAAGGCGTAGCGGTACCCGCGCCAACCTTAAGGGTAAACTTGGCAGTTTTCATAAATAGAATTGTCGCCATTCTAAACCTCCATCAATGTATCAATTACGCCGCGAGTCGCCATGTAATTCGTACCGCCCATATCTACCCTAACGGGCTTGTGCCATTCGGCATGAGAAAAGGCAGCCATGCCCTCTAGTGCTGCGTCAATGGATTGCACTAGTGCTTCCATTTCATCAAATGACGCGCCGCTATCGGTACGACCCATAACCGCCCACACTTCGTATCTTTGGCGACGCTTCCCGCCTTGCAGCCCGCCTAGCGATACCCACGGCTCACCCGGTAAGACTCGCGCGCATGGAGCGCTAAACGCTCCCCAACCGTAATACGCGCGAATACCGGCAACCTCTAAGCCTGCCAGTAATGCGGCTCGCGCATCGCTAAGGCTCATCCGATGCCGGGTACTGAATACCGGGAAATGATGGGGGAAATGCTGTCGATATAATCCCTAGAGATACGTATAGCGTTGCCCTCGATATCGCTAAATCCTGTGATACCGAATGGCGCTTCCCTACGCTTATACGTTTCGCCTCCCGCCATGATTGCCGCTGTATGCAATTCATCGGGTACAGGCTCAACAATTTCTGCACCATTAAGGCGCACCGTGATACCGCCATTTACCGCAGCAGCACAGGCGACGGACCATGCTGTATCTTCCGCAGTAGGCGACTTAACGCCCACATAAGATAAGATTTCTGCGCTAGTGACAAATTCCACGGTGCGCCTCTTTGTAAGTAACTTACCTTTTAGGCGTCGTCGTCGTCGTCGTCGTCGTCGCCTTCGTCGTCGTCGTTATCCTCGATAGGCTCATCTTCGACAGGCGACGTATTAGCAGTCTGCTCGCCTACGTCACTAGACGTAACCGACTCGCTAATAGTGGTTTCCTCTGTCACGTAAATATCTCGCTTTCTAGCAGGCATTACGCCTCCCACGGCTCGCTATTCGCTATTCGCTATTGGCTACGAGTAGCCGCTAGACGTTAGTGTATGTGTACCTGCGAACACCCTTCGGCTGCAAAACCGCAAAGCCGAAATACTGCATGACTGCGAAAACGATAGACTGCGGACCCTCTCGCTCGATAAGTCGCACGTCTAGGACTGTACCCTTCCATTGTCGTGCATCGTTACGACGGGCGATAATCTCATTAACCGCGCTAAGGATAGCCCACGCAGGCTCAACGGTAACGCCACCGATAATACCGCGCTGGAAACCTGCGCCCATCAATTCGCCATTGGCGTTAACGGGATTGATAAATGGCATAAGCGGTCGCCCGTTACCATCCTCGCCCGCGACAAGGTTTCCCCAATCTGTGCTATTAACGAATACGCCTTCTGCGGGAAGAAAGCGAGCATTGGCACCACCGGCAGCGTCACCCGCGTAATACTTACCCAGCGCAGAGGCTAGCCCACGGTACAAATCCTTACCGCTAGCGGCAGGCGTTGTACCCGCAGTATCGGTAATCGCGCCTGACGTTGTAAGCGCCTCTAGCACTAGAGCAATTTCTCGCTCTGTGTCACGCATGAGCAATTCGCGCAATTCGTTACCGATGATAATGTCGGTACCGGGCGATGCTCCGTCTACTGCCTGACGCGAGACAATCGACTCACCGCCAATCGTCTTAGGCGTCAGAGTCTTAGGCGCTGTCGTAACGTCGATGTTTGCAAGGTCCGCATTTTCCGCAGACTGCACGCCAGTATCGCCAGTAACGCTAGCAAATGTTGGAACAATAATAGGCACAGGCGCCGTAATGGGCGTGACTGCAAAGAATGCAGACAGCGGACCCGTATACGCCAAATCCTGCACGTACAGGTCAGGGTAATACTGTGTCGGATATGCGCCTGCAATATCACCGCTAGCGGTTGCGCGCTTTTCCATTTGCTGCGCTAGGTCCGTAACTAGCATCCTGTGACGCGCCATACGTTCGCCTGCGGCAGCATCGCGGCTCGCCAGCCCGATAAGGTCGCCAAAGTACGACACGTCCTGACCCGGACCATATACAGTCTCAGCGCGGGTAATGACCGCCTGACCCGTTGTAGCGCGTTGGGGGAGGCTCTGGCGCTCTGCATCCCTACGCTGCGCCTCTGCCTCGCTAGACGTAATCAACGCGCCTACGCTCGCAATACGCGCGTCTAGCGTTGCAACCTCCGTTGTTTCGCTATCGTCAAGCGCTCTATCTTCTGACTCCGCAATCTGTCGGATTGCGGCAACCTGCGCCGTAAGCGCACTACGACGCTCTGTAAGCGCCGCAGTAGACATACCCGGCATGATGCCTAGCCTTTCTGTCGCATGTGCGACGCTCCGTAATGTCACTCGCGCATTGCGATATGCAGGCGCATATGACCCAGCAATAGCCGCAAGCCTAGCGCCTGCGTAATGTTCGATAATGTCGCCTTTGCGACGATACTTACCCGGTACGTATTCGATACTTACGCCGTCCAAACCTCCGGTAATTTGTGTACGCGACGTACCCGACTCGGGAACGTCCATCCACTCGCCTGCAAAATGCAAACCGTCTTGACGCTCTTGTAAGTTACTTACAATCCCTACAGGTACGCCACCGTCTGCACCGTGTCGAG